TGCTTAACAAATGGGCTTCATACTTAGTGAAAGTTCAAGCTAACAAACTTGACAGAGATCTTCCTTTCGAAGAGTACTTCTTAGCTGATGTGATCGACAATGTCAAGGCTAAGATCGAAGAAATGATTTATCAAGGAACTGGTACTGGAAACGAGTTCGCAGGCTTGATTTCAATCCTTGAAGCCGGTTCTCCTGTTGAAGTTTCAACAACTGGCACTGCATATCAATTCGTGAAGGATGTTGCTAAAGCAATGCCTGCTGAAATTCTTGGTAAGAGAGATCTTGTGATTCTTGTTGGTATGGACACCTACAACGAATACATCCAAGACTTAGTTTCTGCTAACTTGTTCCACTACAACCCAGGCAACGGCGAAAACGAGTATATGCTTCCTGGCACTACAATCAGAGTGATTGGTGTGAATGGTCTGAATGGCACTAACAAGGCTATTGGTGGTTCATTGAGCAATATGTTCTATGGCATCAATATGGAAGACGGTGAAGAAGTGTTTGATCTTTGGTTCTCAAAAGACAACCGTGAGTTTAGACTTGCTATCGAGTTTGTTGCTGGCGTACAGGTTGCATTTGACAATGAGATCGTACTTGGCTCAAAAAACTAATAACAGGTGGAGCTTTCAACAATGATTTTAATGATGATTTTGACATAGGGTGAAGTTGAAAGCTCCACCGATTTTTCAAACAAACAAAAAAATCGGACGAAACAATATGAGTTGCACACAAATACTTAATGGAATATCTGTTGATTGCGAACCTTCTATGGGAGGACTACGTGTTGTCTATATTGCAAACCACACTGACGTCACTGACTTCGAAGTAGAAGACGGGAAGATCATAAGCATCACTATGGCGACTGACAAGAAGTTCAAGACTTACTCTTTCCGTAGAAACACCGCATCAATGACTTCTACATTATCTGTAGACCCTGCAAATGGTGCTTCTGTGTCAACTGATGTATCTTTGTCTTTCTTGAAACAAGACACTCTTAAGAGAATTGAGATCTCAGCTTTGTCAATCGGCGAGTTAGCTATGATTGTACAAGATGCAAACGGAAGATATTGGTTCTTGGGCAAAGATATGCCAGTTATGGCTTCTGCAGGTGGCGCCGAGTCTGGCACCGCTTACACAGACGGCAATCGTTACACTATCACTTTACAGGACAACTCTAAGGACTATCCTTATGAGATTGACCCTGAACAAGTTGACATTGATTCAATTGTTGACTAAATGACAAATTGTCATTGACAAAATAACAACTTGAATTCATAGTATTTTTAACATATATGCGAAATTCTCTGGCATCAAGTAAGCCCAGAGAATTTTTTGTGCTTCTATATGAAAACTAAACAACTTTGTTGTTTTATATATTTAATTCTATACAAATTTAGTCTATTTTCACACAAAATGATAATAATTTCAGACAAAACTGCTAAAAAACCTCTGCTTGTGCCCATAAGCTTCTATGGGGTGTCTCCTATAAAGCTTGAATTGAACAACAGAGGCTCAAACCAGACATATGAATTTGACACAACAGATTCAGGATATGCAAACTATGGGTTCTACTCATTTGATGTTGACTTGTCTAACGTGCCAGATGACGAATATGAATACAAAGTCTTCGGTGATGATGACAAAGTCTTAGCATCAGGCATCATAAGAGTAAACGAACTAAACAACACAATTGAGTACTACAAAAAAAACACAGAATACGTGTTCTATGACAAATAAAAACAATTTTTTATTGTTTACAATAAATAAATTTTAGAAGATATATTTATGGCTAACATAAAGACAGATGTAAAATTCTTAGCTATAGACCAGTTTGTAGAGTCAAATATAGTAGAGCCAAAAGAGATGTTTCTTAAAGACAAAGGATTTGTCGGTTGGGGTGAACTTAACAACTATCCAGACTACATTGAAGATCTTTACCAGAAAGTGTCAACTCTTCACTCAATAATTGACGGAACAACTGACTATGTGTGTGGTGAAGGTGTCAACACTAAAGTAGTCAACTTCAAGGACACAATAAACAGGAACGGTGACACTTTGTATGACCTTGTTTGCTGGGTTGCAAAAGACTTAGTTAAGTTCAACGGGTTCGCGATCAATGTTGTCAAGAACAAGTTTGGCACTCCAGCAGAACTTTACTATCTTGACGTCAAGCGTGTCCGTGCAAACAAAGATGGCACTAAGTTCTATTACTCAACAGACTGGGGCAGAAGCTATGGCAGGGTTAAATACATTGAATATGACTCATTCTTGTCAGACACACAAAACCCGTCAACAATTTTCTATTTCAAGAATGACATCAATCGTATATACCCTACACCGATGTACTCATCATCAGTCATTGCTTGTGAAATTGAGAAAAGAATGAACGAATATCATTTAAATAACATTTCTAACTCGTTCAGTTCCAACTATATAATTAATTTTAACAATGGGAGGCCAAGCGATGAGATACAAGAAGAGATAGAAAGAGAAGTCTATGACAAGTTCTGTGGTGTCGAGAACAGCGGCAGACCAATGCTTTCATTCAATGAGAACAAAGACAGTGAGACAACTATACAGAAGATAGATGCTGACTCATTCATTGACAAGTACAACTCATTGGCTGAAAGATCACAGCAAGAGATCTTCACGTCATTCAGGGCAACACCAAACTTGTTCGGAATAGTGACTAAGACAACTGGATTCAACACTCAGGAATACAATGCTGCTTACAAGCTTTACAACAAGACTGTTGTCGAACCAATGCAGAAGAAGATTGTTAAGTCATTTGACAAGATCTTCGGTGTGAAAGACTCTATTGAGATATTACCTTTCGAAAATGACGCTTTAGAAGAAGAAAATGCATAAATGACAATTTTTCAATTGTCAAATTGAAATAAAAAAATCATTTAAATCAAATATGAAGACAGTTTTACTTTGCAGCCCAGATTTCATAAGACTAAACAGCAACATATCTGACAATGTGAACTCTAAAGTGCTTGCAACTGGAATCAGAGAAGTACAGGACAACGAGTTGCAAGAGATTCTAGGCCAGTCTCTTATGGAGTACTTGCAAGACTTGGTTTCAACACAGCAAATTGACGAGCCTGAATACAAGATCTACAAAGAAGTCTTAGACAAGGCACAGTTGTTCATTGCATATAAAGTCATTGCTGAGATTATGCTGATGTTGAACTTCAAGATTGACAACAGTGGGCTTATGCAGACAAGAGACGAGAACCTTGACTATGTAGACTTGAATGACACATTGACTTTGAAGAACCACTACAACTTGAAAGCTGACCACTATGCATTCTTGCTTCAGCAGTTCTTGCTAGCACAGCGTGAAGAACTTCCGGAGCTTGACGGATGCCAATGCAGGAAGCTTAAGTCAGTGTTGTACAGTGCGGCTAACCCATCTATCTTCTTAGGTGGTGCAAGAGGCAGGGGATTTTCTTGCTGGAGAAGAACGACACCAAGGATATAGTTTCAATATATTGAAACAAAACATAGTAAAAAATTTATAGATTAAACAACTATGACACTGATAGAAACAATTAAGCTAATTGAACATATAGCAGCGCAGCAGCCAAACATAAACTCTATTGTCGAAAGTGGTGATGTGTTTGACTTGAACAATGAAGAGTTCCAGCAAAAGTACTCTGCATTTTGTGTGACTCAGTCAACACATACAATTGGTGAGCAGTTCAACACATACAATTTCAACTTGTTCTATGTTGACAGGCTTACATTTGACAAGTCAAACAAGATAGAAATTCAGTCAAATGGTGTTGAGTTCTTTTCTAACTTATTGAAAACCATAAACAAAGAATGGCCTACATTAATGTGTGAAGCCGGACAAGTAACTACATTCAACCAAAGATTCAGTGCTGAATGTGCAGGTGCTTGGATGACATTCTCTGTGACTACAACACCAGAAAGTCTTTGTGAGATTGTGATCGAAATGCACGAAAAACTTGGAGAGTTCGCTCCGGCTGCATTCTCTGACGCATTCTTCAAGTTCGTGCAGACAAGCAACATACAACCGTGATTTTTGTTTTATGTTGACACAATATTGTGTTAAAACATATAAAAATGTTTAATTTTTCATCGGAGATGAATTAACAACTTCACAAAAAAATATATTTGTTAACAAAAAATAAAACAATTTACAAAGATGAGTGTTTGGGATAACATAAGACAAGAAATAAACACTAACATAGTTGACAACGACCAACAGTTGATCACAGCTGAAAAAGTTAGGACAACTTTACTTGACATAGTCGACGAGACATCTGGTTTGATTGAATACATTGAAGATGACTTGAACAACAACATACAGGCTGGCACTTACCAGTTTTTGCAGGATCATTACTACACAAAGACGGAGATTGATGATCATCTAGGTGATGTGCATCAATATGTTGATGATGAGATTGACACCTTGCATAACATAGTTTTTCAAGAGACTAACCAATTGACCACTAATACCAAGAACAGTATTTTATCTTACTGCAACGCTTCCTATTATGACAAAGAATACATAGATTACTTAGAATCAAATATATATGTTACTACAGATGACTTAGATGACAGAGTAAGTTGCATAGAAAACAATTTTGTATCTATTACTTATTTGACACAAAACTATTATAGCAAGACAGAATCTGACAAATTGTGCAAGACAACTGGTTTGTTCTTTTACTTTGGAGAACACGGCGTTAACGAATGCAATTGCAAAGTTTCTTATGTTAACTTCATCAATGAAGACGGTCCGTCAGGTGACTTCTATTTGATTGAATGTTCTGCAAGATATGGTTTAGACAACTCACTTGAATTTAACATCAATAGGCCATACGGTGCATTGTATTGTTGTACATATTCTATGGGTTTGTATGATTGTGCAGTAGAAGCATTCACAAAAGCATTAGGGTCTGGACACACTCCACAAATTCATAAGTTCGACAAAAACATAACTTTAACAACAGATTACCCTGACAATCAGTACCAGGGTAATGAAATTATAGTTGTTGCAAATGTAGACTGTGATGATGAGTACAGTGGTGACTTGACATTTAGTTTAGTCAGTCCATATTCACAAACTAACGTGCCAATTGCAATCAATGTCTTATTCAGATGCTGGGTACAAGACGTACAACAATAAACAAAAATATAACATAAAACACAATGAATTATTGGGGTGAAATAAAACAAGAAATAAACTCTTATTTTCCTGACAACAACAACAAGGAAATAACAGCATCAAGGCTTAGAACAGTGATGAATGATGTTGTTGACAACATCAACGCCTGGTACTACGGAACTGAAGAAATAAATGACCAGTACTACACAAAGTCTTACATTGACACTTATTTCTGCACAAAGAATAATATGAATGACGAAATAAGTTCGATCTATGAAGAACTCGATGGTGCACAAAATTCAGTGCTAGAAATCCAACTTTCATATGTCACAAAGTCATATGTTAGTTCATACTATCAAGACAAGTTAGTCTCTGGAACTAACATCAAGACATTGAGCAATATGTCAATTCTTGGTTCAGGAAACATCAACCTGCCAGACGTAAACATAGTTGAAGATGGCACTGACATCAATGCAGCTAAAGTGCAGAAAGACGCAAAAGAAATCATCTTTGCACCTAACACAGATACATTCGAAACAGTAAACCTTACATTAACAAACGGCACGCTTGAGTCTAACTTTGTGTTGGCAACAACTGACTACAAGAACGTCAACATAGTTGTTGGTGTTGAAAGGAAGATTGGAACTTGGACTGAAGATGGTGTCACTTACGACTTGTATGAGAAAGTTGTTAATGTTGGAAACTTGCCTAATGCAAACACTCTTGAAGTGCTTCACGGCATCACTAACAAGGTGCGTTTTGTAGAGACAAGTGGCTTCGCCTATGGAAACAACAACAACAACATAAACATTCCATTTGTCAATGCAGCCGGCACAATGTTCATATATATGGGTGTCGGAAACACTAAGATCACTATCACTACAAGCAGTGACAGAAGTGGTTTTGTTGGATACGTCACATTGAGATTCATAAGGGCAATATAATAAAAATAAATTATTTATGATGACTAAATGAATAAACTAAAATATATCTGGCATCACGACATATGGCTTAGAGTGCTGACGATCACATCTATATTGCTTATATTGGGTGCATTCTTTGTTCCTCCTATGGCAATAATAGACAGTTCAGTTCTTGCTGCTGTTGGAGAACTGGCTGGATTCGGAGCAATCTGGCAAGTAAGCAAAGCTATAGACAGGGGTGTAGATGCATCATTCAAACGCAATGAGACAGAATTACAACTAAAGAACCCAGACAATGAAAGAGACGAATTGGAAACATTTCACACTGAATGAGCTGACAAGAAGTGACACTGCTAAAAAGTTTGGCATAGACAACTCGCCAGACACTTTAGCAGTGTCTAACCTTGATGACTTGGTTGTCAATGTGTTAGATCCACTAAGGAAAGCTTGGGGAGCTCCAATAAGAGTAGGCAGTGGCTATAGATGCAAAGAACTTAACAAGAAAGTCGGTGGAGTTAAGAACTCACAGCACATCTTAGGCCAGGCAGCTGACATAGTGCCAGTTGACAGGTCAAAGATGGACAGGTTCATTAGCTTCGTCAAAGAGTGGTGCAAGACAAACGAGTTCGACCAATGCATAATAGAGAAGTCTGGCAGCACAAGATGGATCCACATAAGCTACAACAGGCACAGAAACAGAAAAAAATGCTTTCACTTGTATGTCTAATCGAGATGAGCAATCATATTGTATGTTTGAGAATTGTATAAAAATGACATCTAGATTACTTTTAGTTTTCGTATGTATGTTTCTATTGTTCTCGTGCAGAAGTCCTCGAGACATCATACAAACAACTGAGAAAGAGAAAATAGAGATAGTCTACAAAGACTCTATTCGTTATTTTGATTCGACTGTGATTACTCCAATAGAAAGATATGTTGATGTTGTAAGAGACTATGACACTTTGACTTTGGAGACATCACAAGCTGTTGCAAAAGTTTTTGTTGATTCTATCTTCCTTAAAGGATCGATTGTGAACAAATCAATAGTTCAATACAAATACATTGACAAATGGCACACTATAACAAATGACAGTATTGTGTACAAAGACAAGATTGAATATGTTGAGAAAATAAAGTATGTGAAGAATCCTGTCAACAAGAACGTTCTTATATGGTCTATAGTCAGCACGCTTTTGTTGTTTGGAGCACTCTGGTTAAATTTTAGTAAAAGAAAATAAAAGAATGAAAATGAACTGGTTTTTGACGTCAAACAGATGGAAGCATTTCTTGTTAGCTATTCCCATAGGACTGGTGTTGACGATTCTTTGTGTGCTTGGTTGCGCAAGTGGGATGGAGTTCAAAGACACACAATGGGGTGGCAAATGGGACTGGATAGACTGGATTATGACTATGGTTGGTGGTTTAATTGGACAAGTAGCTCAAATATTCATTTTGATGTTAGCTTGGTGACATCTAGTGCGTTATAAAACATAAGACAATATAATTTATTAATGAAAGAGAAAGTCCTCTAGATTATAATCTAGAGGACTTTCTCATCATAACAAATAAAAATGAAAAACCTAAACTAAAACTTTATTATATGTTAAATTGCATAAGATATTCTTGTATTTCTTCAAAGTCTTCATAAGACATTATGATTGCGTGTGCTTTGATGTATTCAGTGATGATTACATAATCATCAAATTCTTTGATGTATTTTTCTTTGGGACCATCAAAATGCTCATTTTCCCAATATACTAGCGCTTCTGGATGCTCATTGTAAAAGTTGATCTCAAATTGTTCCATATAATATTCATAAGGATACAAAAGCCAAGAAATTTCAGTGTGTTCAAAATTGTAGTACATTGTATATATGCAATAATCCTTTTCACCGCCAAAACTACACTCATCAACAATTGTTAGTCTTGCTCCATTGTAGTTTGTGACATTCCAGTTGTTTGGGTAAAACTTGTCAAAAACAGTGTCAATCGTCCATTCAACATATGTTGAATCAACATCACTGTTTATTATAGATTGCGGAAACTCTAACTGCTCTTTTTTGCAGCTTGTAAAACTTAACGCTAATACTATAGTGAAAATAATTGAAGTTATAATGGTTTTCATTATGTGTCTTTTTAATGTTTTTGTTCTTTTATTTCATTTTGACAATGAAAAATTGTCATTATGTTTATTTAATGTATTCATTGAACACAACTTCAAGCCATTCAATAAATTGGTCATACATCGATGTAACTTGTGTAAGGGTTGTTTTTTCAATTCTGAAGCCTTCACCACTTTCATCTCTGACTTCTATTAGAATGTCCTCATATTTCATCTTCATAATGACGTGAAGATTGTTTGCTTCGGTGAAAGTGTCAATCTGTTTGTTGCTGTTGTCTTCAATAAGGTTGTCGATCAAGTTTGTGATCGTGATGAAGTCTTCTCTGTAGTTTTTCATATGTTTAAGTTTTTAATGTTTTTATTTGTTATATATAAATATAGTAATTTTTTTGACTATGTTCAAGAGTTCGCTATAATTTTTTCATTTGTTTGATCTATCCATTTGTAAGGTATGTCATCTACATCATTTATTTCTGTTATTTGCCAGCCTTTTATTTTGTTTGATGACTTGATACGTTTATATATGTATGGCAATGATATGTCTATAGACAATGCGACTTTATATAAAGATGTTGCATACCAAATTCCATATTGTGGGTGTTCCAATTCATAGTAATGTTGTTCTCTCATAAGTTTTGTAATTATTTTATATAATAATAGTAATAACTATAGTAAATGTACAAAGTTTTATTAAAAGTTATTGTCATAATAGAAAAACAAAAATCATAACTGTTTGATACAAAATATGTTAACTCATTCAAACTGAGTAAAAAATCAAAATCTAATATTAATATATGGTTTTGATTTTTTACTCAGTTTTTTACTATAAACATATTAACAACGTTGTTAACAACAGCTGTTTATAACTTTTTTTAAAAAATGATCAAAATCTTATACGAAAGAAACAAAAAGTACTATTATTATATATAATTGATGAAACTAAATAGAAATTATTTTAACCCGGTAAATGACCGGAAACTTTTACCGGGTTTTTTATTCTTATTAAGTTTCATCTAAACAAAAATAATTTCAAAACTTGATTATGACATATTTAGTTTCTGTGTCAGCAAAGACATACAACCAAAAAGCTGGAACACAACTACACATTGAAAACTTTAAGGCAATCCTTGAGATGTGCAAGAACATCTTACAAGATGATGGCTTCAAAGGCAACCACGGACAGATATTCCCATATTTGAATAATGTACTTGGAAAAGAGTATTGGCCTGACAACAAGATATACAATGGCAATGTAAGTTTCTTTGATTTAGACCACATAACAAAAGAATGTGCTGAGTGCATATACAACAAATTTGAAGTACTTTGTAAAATGTTCCCGTCTATCTTAGCTATACAATACTCATCATCATATTTCATCAACCCAGACAAAAAATGCGGGCTGCATATATATGTAGGCACAAGAGAACTTGACAACTACGAGTACTATGAAGAGAACAGACTTATATATATGACATTGTTGCAAGCTATTCATAAAGTTACAGGCTATGACCTGAGTGTTCCACAAATCAATGACAATGTGATAGTTGACAATCACAATATGGAGATGCATCAACGCATAAACTTGTATTACTCGCCTTACAAATGGAACAATGAATGCGATAACTTTGATGAAAGAACAATATCTTCATCAATTGACAGACTTGAAGCAAAATGGGGTATGCTGTTCGAGAAGAAGACAAAAACCACAATAAGATATGCTAATGTCTATGACTACACTGGTTATGAAGCTGTGAAGTTAGATGACAAAATAAAAGTAGACAGACATTTAGTTGTTGGCAAGTTTAGTGGAAACGACTTAAGATGGAGAATATCAAGCATAGCTAACAATTTGTTCAAGAGCAATGCAAAAGAATGGTGTGACTCTAACTTCTTCTATGAGAACAACAGATCTATTTGGACTAATGTAGACAAAGGTGTTAATCATTTGGTTTTGAATTGGTTGATAAACAAAGGACTAATAAACAACAACTTGAACTTGTCAAATGACTACTCATATGAAGAAGACGGAATTGAAGTGAAAGACTGGCTTAGTGAACACAAAGAGACAATCGTAAGCACAATAAAAGAAAACAAAGTCGTAACTGTAATAGGCACACCAGGAATTGGAAAGACAACATTGATAAGAGACATAGCTAATGAGATGAACGGTATAGTCTTGACACCTTTCAATGTTATGAGGAAACTTTATGAATGTGCAGGAATAACAATTGTAGACAAATCAAACAGAAATGAATATGACTTTGAAAAAAATGCTGCTGTTCTTGTGTATGACCAGCTTCCAAAGATAAGACAACACATAGATGAAAAAACAATATTCATCGATGAAAGCCATATATTGTTCAAAGACAGAGAATACAGGAAACAACTTGATGTTGTGCTGGAGATATTGAAAGAGCACATTGGAAAAATAGTCATAATATCTGCTACGCCACTTAATGAGACTAAATTGTTGAAGTCAAATGTAGAACTCAAGTTCTGGAAGAGAAAACCAAAGACAAACTTGTTCTGGAGAAACGTTAAGAACTTAAACGAGATGAAATTCTTGGCTGAAAAGATAGTTTTCCAGAACATAAATGATGAAAGATACACTAACATATGCTTGTTTGGCAATAGAAGTCCAAGGATGATATATGACAACTTAACTGTTATGTATGGAAGAGAAATACACAACAAAGTAAACATATTTCATAGAGACTATGAAAACACTGGCGACATTGAAAGAGTAATAAGCACAGAGATACTTGACAAGAAAATAAATTTGGGCACAAGTTTAGTATACAATGGATTGAACTTCAAGAATGAAGGTGCTAACATATTGGTTGTCATAGAATATGAAGAAGGACAATCTGGTTGGTGGGACATAATTCAAGCGTGTACAAGAGTAAGGAACAGTAAAGTGACAGTGTATGTTGTAGCTGCGAAGACAAAAGAAGACGATATCTCTTTAGATGAGAAGATTCAAGACGCTAAAATGTTGAATATGATTGGTGTAAGCAAGTCATTGATTGGATATAACAACAACTATGTTGACAATGAAAATGTTGTAAGAGAACTTAACGAGTTCAGGATGAATGAATGCTCAATTGAAAATGGATTGAATATTTTGAACACTTACAAATGGTTGAATGTCAATGTTTTAGATGAAGTTGATATAGAATGTAATGGCATAAAAAGAAATTTGTTGAGAACAAAGATTGACAAGATAATAAAGAAAGAACTTAACAATATAGAGTTTTCTGACAATGAAAAAGAGACTATAAAAGACGGCATTGAATACTATGAAGCAACTAAATATGAGATTGAATTGACTTGCAAGAACTTTGGTGTTGATATCAATGACATAATAAGACTTAACAACAGTGAGACAATAGATAGCAAGAACAACAACAAGACTGTAACATTAAACACAACTATAGACCATATAAAATATAATGTGATTAGTAGTATTGATGACATAGAATATTGGAAAAACATAAAGAAACAAATAAGTAAAGCAGTTGATGGCAATATGATGTTTGCTATAAGAATGAACCAGATTGAAAATGTCATAGCAATCTGGAACAAATGGCACGACAAACATTTCAACTTCATTGAATTGTCTAACACAAACGGATATGGCAATGTAAGTGGTATGATAAATGATATGATAGAAGAAAACAACACAAAAAATGAAGCAAAAAGCAAGAAAAGATCTGAAGCTGGTAAAAAAGGTAAGAAGAAAGTTAAAGACATACAAACGGGCATAGTGTATGAAAGCCGTAATGAATGTGCTAAAGCAATAGGAAAGTCAAATGCATACATATCAAAGTACAAGAGCCGTTTCATAACTGTTTGATACAAAATATGTTAACTCATTCAAACTGAGTAAAAAATCAAAACCATATATTAATATTAGATTTTGATTTTTTACTCAGTTTTTTTACTATAAACATATAAACTTATTTTTTATACATTTTAGTTTTAAAATGTTATTATTATTTAAAACACCATAATTATGAAATGACACAATCTGAGCTTTCATACAATATATGTGATTCTAACATCAAACTTTCTGATAGAATAAAGACATTAGACAAACCAGGCAGAGACAAATTCAAGCAGCTATGCAATAAACTTGGGTACATCTATAGCGAGCCGGCAAACGAGAAACTTGCTTATGATGCTATGATATCATACAAAGGCAAGAACTATGTCATAGAGATAAAGAACAGATCATTAGACTGTGAGAAGTATGACACACTGTTCTTAGAGCAAGACAAGTATTACAGAGTTCAGGCTTGGAAGGACAGACTAAACGCAGATGGTGCATACTATGTTAACTGGATAGGAGACACCGCATACATATTCAACTTGGATGACGAGCAAACAACAAAGACTTTAGAGAAGAAGTGGATGAATTCAGTGACAGCCAAGTCAAGAACACAGAAAATTCAGAAAAATGTCTATATTATCAACAAGGATCTCGCAACTGTGTATAATTTGTGATACAAAAATTTCCCGTAGATATTGTTTGTTCATCATCTAGAGGACTTTTAATGATGAGACAATAAAATATATAGCTTAAAAACGAAAGTCCTCTAGAAGTGAAATAAATGACAATTTTTCAATTGTCAAATTGAAATAAATAACACCAAATGTTAAACAAATTTTTCTATATTATTTATAAGATGACACTAGAATTTCCACAATATCACGACATAAGACTATATCTTCAGATTCCTGACTTCAAGGTTGAATATGAGAAGTTTGCTGACGAAGACAAATGTGAAGGCTTCGATGAGATGTTTATGAGTGTGTATGACAAAGTTGTGAAGACTTGGTACAACGTAGACAATGACAACACACCTAGATCGGCTTCTAGAAACTATCTGCAGCCTGTGATAGTCTGTGACTCAATGCGTAAAAGCCTTTGTGACAAATATGGATTCAATCCTGGAGATGTTTATAGTTCTATAACGGACTTGAAGAACATATGCGGCGTGAGCTTCTTGTCACAGATATCTTATTGGAAAAACAAAGGCTGGATAAAAAATATAATGTAATATAAAATATTTTATTCACTTCACATAAAAGTTGTTATTATTATTTAAATAAAGCTACAAAATACTATGGAAACTACAAACAATAAATCAGACAACATCTTCGCGAAGATAATACTTGAGCAATCACACCTGATATACATAAATGACCTGCTTGAAGAAATGTATGACACGACGGAAAACTTCACAGAATATCAAGATGCGGCATTGAAATACCTTTACAATGAGAAGAAAGACACACAAGTCAAACTAAGAGAGCTAAAAAAAGAATACAAAACATCAATGAAAGAAGAGTCAGACACGTGTTCTGGGAAGATAGAGATTGAATATGATGACATCTCTACTGACACGTTGTTTGAGTTGTACAGATACCTCAATAGATGGGTGTACAGTGGTGAAGGCTCAGTGTCATACAAAACTGTTGAAAACAACACTACGAAAGACAATGAATAGTAAGCATTCAATAATAAATGAGCTGGCAAAGCAAAAAGTTGTGGAGAAGACACTAAGCAACTTGGGAGTGTCTTCTCCTTACTGCAAGGACTTGTCACAAGACATATACATTGAGTTGCTCAACAAACCTGATGACCTGATAGTTGGCTTGTATGAAAGAAACGAGCATATGTACTACATTGTAAGAATGGTGAAGAACAATGTGAACTCTTTGACGTCTCCCTATTACAAGAACTATGAGAAGTTCAGAAAAACAACAGAAGAAATCAATGAAAATACAAAAAACTTCAACAATCAATGAAGAATTCAACATCTATCATATAGAAGATGAATACAAGCCCTCTAATGACATCTTCAACGAGGACGATATAATTATTGACAAGATCAAGAAAGTCCTCTGGAACGTCTTAGATGACACTGAGAGGAGGATTATAATATGTTATGCACACTTAGGAAACATTAGAGATTGTGCTAAGCTTTTCAAAGTGTCTCCAACAACAATTTGGAACCAAATCAGATCTATAAAAATAAAGATAATGAAATATCTTTGATTTTTCATAAATTTATCAATGAAATATCTATGAGTACTATACTTAACTTGTTTTTGATTACTTTAGTGATCTGCTTCGTAGTAGATTGTTCTGGAATAATGACAGACATAAGGAAGCTTGTCGCGGACATAATATACAAGAAGACAAAAATGAAAGTCGACTACAATGAGATCAAACTTAAGCCTATAGGGTGTTCTCTATGTATGACTTGGTGGTCAGGAATAATCTATCTGCTATGCATAGGTGAGTTCACATTAGCAAGCTTCACATTCGTAGCTTTGCTGGCTTTGGTGTCATCAAACATTTCAGGAATGCTATTGACTTTCAAAGACTTTTTGTCTATGATAGAAACTAAACTCAATGAACTTATATATAAAATAAATAAAAGTTGAACTTTTAAAAAGTTTAACAAAAGATGACAAAATGACATTCACAGACAAACAATGGCAGCTGCTAAAACAAGCATCATTGCATTTTGAAAATGCAAGACGTGAAAGAGTCAGGAATGCTCCAAGGTGGCTAACTCAACAAGTGATAGATGTCTATGAGGCTGCAACTGGCAAGCAAATGCTTCATAAAGACTTGTCTTGCGCTGTTTGTGTGCTAAGAGTCTACCAAACAGTGGGCAAGCTCTACTTTCAAGACAAACTTGAAAGAGACAATTTTGATGATCTAAAGAATCATCAAAACAACAATGACACAATGACATCCGACAAAAATATTATAGAGACATACAATGAACAAGGAAGTAAAACCAAAAAGAGATTTCTCTTTTTCAAAAAGAGAAATGCCAAACCCAAGACCGGAGACAAAAAGAAGGAAGAATGAGATAATTGACAAGCTTTCTGAAGGAATGACAAAACGTAAGATTGCTGATTGGCTTGTAGAGAGATATGAAATATGTGAAGAATCTGCATTTCGTCTTATTCGTGAGGCCTTGAAAGACATCCAAGAGTCTACAAACGACTTCGACATAACTGACTTGAGGACAGAATACATTGAGAGAATAAACTCTTGGATAGAGAAAGCAATCGAGAAGAACGATATGAAGACAGCTTTGAAATGTCAAGAGATGCTCAACAAAATCAATCAGTTATACGTTGAGAAACAAGAGATTGACGTGTCACTTAAAAATCTAGAGTTCAAGTTCGGGGATGAATGAGAAGATAACATTTAGAGGATATAAGCCAAAGCCTTGGCAGAAGGTTGTTCACGAAGCTATTTCCAAAGCTGGACCTAAAGCTGGAAAGATATTCGTCGTGAAGTCACCTCGCCAGATTGGCAAGTCATTCCTCATTGAAATGGAACTTCTCAGACACTCTATGAATTTCAAGAATTCTGTAAACATTTGTGTGTCAATAACTTTCTCAAACTGCAAGAAGATATTCCAAGAGCTTTACAACGGCATAGTAGACTCAGGACTTATACAGAAATGTGACAAGCAAGGAATGGAGATAACACTTGTGAACGGTTCACAGATCATCTTCAAGTCAGCCCAACAGAGAGAGTCACTTCGTGGCTACACTATAAAGAACAACGGACTTCTTTGCATAGATGAAGCAGCATACATATCTGATGACATATTCTCAACTGTTTTTCCTTGGACTAATGTAAACCACGCAAACATCCTTATGACTTCTACACCAAGAATGAAGACAGGCATATACTATGAATACTATGAAGAAGGGCTGAATGGAAGTGATGTTGTAGAGTCATTTGACCTCTCGAAGTTTGACACTTCAGAGATGCTTTCTAAAGAAAAAGTTGAGTTCTATAGAAAGAAGATGCCAAAAGCACAGTTCATCACTGAGATACTTGGTGAGTTCTGCGAGTCAGGTGCAGGTGTGTTCGACATATCTAAAGACATCTGGCTTAAGCAACAAGTAATTTCTTATGATGACATCTTCATAGGCATAGACTGGTCAAGTGGCTCAGGCAACGACTACACTGTTGTCTCGGGATTCAATGCAGCAGGCGAGCAAGTCATCTTGGAGAAGACTAACTCTTTGCCACCAACGGAGCAGATAGCTTGGATATCAAACATAATAAAGAAGCTAGACAAACGCAAAATAAGAAAGATAATATGCGAGAAAAACTCAATAGGAAGCATTTACTATGATATGTTGAAGAACAACTTGCAAGGATACCCTGTTGATGACTTCACAACTTCTAACTCATCTAAACGCGAGATAATAGAATACTTGATACAACGTGTTGAAAATGAAACAATTAAACTTATAAATGACAAAGAGCAATATGTGCAGTTTGGAGCTTATGCTATGGAGATAACAAAATCAGGACAAATAACATACAACGCATTGCCTGGTGCGCACGATGACTGCTGTATGGCTGCAGCGTTCGCTATGAATGAAATAAGAAAGCTTGAAGCAAACAACAACTACAAGATTAGCTTTGGAAACAGCACAAAAAATAGATCAACTTACAACTACAAAAATTATCATTAAAACAATATGAAAAACAAGCCTATGAAATCGTGGAGAGACGTCTCAATAAATGAGTTCTATGAGATAAAAGACATCTCTGAAGACGAGACACTCACCGAATATGACAAGACTGTGTCACTGACTGCATACGTCAACCAGATGGATGAACAAGATGTGTGGAACTTGCCAATAACTAAGTTCAAGCAACTACAAAAAGAGCGCGAATGGATGCAAGAGTTCAAGTTTGACACCAAGAAGTCATTCAAGAAGATAACAATAAACAACAACAAATATGTAGTAGATGTAAACCTTCAACACTTTAATGTCGCGCAATACATTGATTTTCAAACATATTGGCCTATGAGAGACAATATGCGAGACATCATTGGAAACATCTTAGCAATATTCATCATACCAAAGGGACATTCTTACAATGAAGGATATGACATAGCAGAAGTCATAGATGACATAAAGTCATCAATTGACATTATGACAGCGAACGAGATTCTCTTTTTTTTTCTAAGCTCATATCAGACTTTAATGAAGGTTTCAGTGAGCTATTTGAAATGGATGACGAAGAGGAAGTTCAAGAAGGACAAATTGAAAACCAAGCAGTTAGAAGAACAAATTCAGAACTTAGAGAAACTTATTTCAGATGGCTTGCTTTGGTAGACAGGGTAAGTGAAGTTGAAAGAGTGTCATTCACTGACACATTCAAGCTATCAATATATGAGTTCTTCAACATCTTGTCATATTCAAGATGGAAAGACAACAAAACTAAAGAGCAGATAGACAGATGGAAACGAACACATTGACATATGAGAACCTTAAGCTAGCAATATCAAAGTTCACTGATGACTTCATCGAGACATACAAGTCAATACTAATAAGTGATGGTAAAGTCGCGTCAGGTAATCTTGTCAAATCAATACACAGGAAGCCAACGACTAAAGAAGATGACCGGATCTATGGTGAGATCTCTATAGCTGACTACTGGAAATACGTAGAATACGGAAGAAAGCCTGGAAATTTTCCTCCCCCAGATGCTATGTTGGCTTGGGTCAAAACAAAAAACATACTTCCAAGGCCACAAAATGGTCTTAGACAACCTACACAAGAGCAGATCGCGTTCTTGATAGGAAGAAAGATAGCACAATATGGCATAGAACCAGGCGGACAGTATGCAGAAGCAATGGAAATAACCTGGAGAAAGCACGAACCACTTATAAACAGAGCAATTCAATTAGATATAGAGGCAGCAGTTTGACACCTCTAAGTGGCAAATATATGCAGCAACAAGATGACATTTTGTCATTGAAAACAAACAAACATTATTTTTATATCTAATTATGGCTAAACGAATTACAATATGGATGTCCAGAGAAGGACTCTATAACTCACAAAAAACAAACGAAGAAACACGAATGTCACAAGTACCAATAACAAATTACTATGAATTCAGTTCTTGGGAGACTATGAATCTTAGACCTGTCACTGTGAACTGCAACTTCATAATATCAAAGACAAGGATCTTTGATGAGCCAACAGGAGACCCAGATGACCCAAACAACCCAGAGAACCTTCCTGACATAATATACAGAGGCATAGTTCTTCAAGGAATGAGAATATCTGACTTGGGAGAGATACTGAACAAATATGCTCAGCCTTATGTGATCAACAACTTCAACATATTCGGCCCTGACAACAACATTCTAGAAGATGATTCAAGAAGACAGTATTTCTACATATATTACACTGACAATGACTTTTCTACGTACTGGTCAATTGACCAGGTCATTGTGATGTATAACTGGACATATGAAGAATACCCAAGTGGTGTACTATTGTCAAACCCAATAAACTCAATACTTGACTATAGACAATGGTTCTTGACGTCAATGCAATTGCCAAGTGCAATCACACAATACGTTCATTTAGATGGTGCACAGATAGATGAGTTCGAGCCTGAAGACAATAGCTTTATGTACACTTACGTTAAGAAGCTTTCAACATTAGACTATTATGCAGGAATGCCATCTAACTTGAAGACTTATGAGATAGAAGTTGAAAGATATCATTCTTACACTATTATGGACACCTGCTGCAGATATTGCTTGTACTATATGAACCGTCTTGGTGGTTGGGACTCTTTAGTTTGCCAAGGGAGAGAGCTCCAGAAAGACAAACTAAAGAGAGACTCATACAAGAAGAATTATGTCAATAACACTAATCTAATTGATTTCCATAAAGTTGATTATTTGACTACAATTAACGAGACTTGGTCATTGAACACATCTTGGTTGACTAACGAGCAATCTGAAAGAATGATAGAACTACTTTCATCAAACTACATCTTGCTTCACGACTTAGTCACTGACAAAATAATAGGAGTGAACATAACAAACACAACTTGCGAACACAAGACATACAAGAACCAAGGCAGAAGATTCTTCAACTACACTATAGAAGTAGAAGCTTCACAACCAAAATATCGTGTCTAAGACACACGAATTGTTGTGGTTAACAACAACATACAGAGCATAACATAAAAAAATTGATTTTTAACAAGTTATGATTGAACTATATATAGAACACCAAAATGTTGACTTGAACGACAACTTGAAGATAACAATGAACTATGAGTCAATTGACCCAGAGAACTTGTCTAATGTAAAGAACAGTTTCTCAAAGTCAATAAAGCTTCCTTCTACACCTAACAATGACTTAGTGTTTGGCCACATATTCAGGTTTGACAAGGTCTTGTCACCTTCACCAGAAGGCAACTCATTAGTCAACTACAACCCGCATTACAGAGCTAACTTCCAGATCTTGAAGAACGGCTTCTTAGTTGAAGAAGGATATTGCATTATGGATAAGATTGACAGACAGTCATCTATGCAGCACACATACAGCTTGACATTGTATGGAGGCCTCGGCAACTTCTTCAACAGCCTCAAATACAAAGAAGACGGCACTGAAAGAACAATGGCAGATATGTACTGGAACTGGTTTGGTCTTCCTGAAAACATAAATGAATACAGAATCTATGACAGAAACCAGGAAGACACAATGAGACTTACGGAGATCTCACCGAACTTCGTGGCAAACTCATTGACAAAGCTTGACCCAAACTATCATTATGATTATCATTCAAGGACTTACATAGACAAAGATGTTGTCTCTGTGCCCTGCTACACTGGATCGTATGAAGAATTTGACTCAAAACATATGGTAGTTAGCACCGCTAACAACTTCTTCAGGTTGATACCTGACTATTTTAACGATGATGTCATAAGAAAAAAACTTAGAACAGTATTCCCCTCTCAACTAACTGATTCTGATGGAGTTGTATACAACACATTTGATGAATCTATGAGCCCAAACAACTTTGGCTACGGCTTGGTTGAGTTTTCAAGAGATCTAGATCCCTGGGAAGCCGGCTCTATAAGAGTGAACGAGATGCCACTAGCTATCAGGCTTTCAAAGGTCTTGTCTACAATATCAAACCCTGAAAACAACGGCGGCTATAACGTTGAATGGGACAAAGACATTCTAGATTCATACTATTGGAAATACACCTGGGTTATGCTTGACAAGATTGCTGAGGAAGCTAAAGAGACAATTGTCGCGAACTTAGAGCTTCAAGATTATAATATAGAAGAAGGCTATGTGAAGAACACATTGAAATATTGGTTTGACAACAATGATAGTGAAGCTGGAAATTTCGCAAAAGCACAAATGATGCATCCCGAAAAGGCAACATTATTGCGTACAACTGTTTCAGATCCAGGCGAATACCATTTCAACATAAAAATGACGCCAAAGATAGGCTTCAATATGATGTCAAAAATTTGGAAAGACCGCTTTAAGAAATATGGCTTCAGCAGTGTTGGACAATATGTGTCTACATATAGTCACCAAAATATTCAAATGTTAAACAACTATTACACATTGCCAGTCATTTTGACAAAATGTCAAGTTGACAATGTCTTAAAAAATGCTTATGCAGATGTGTTTTTCTATACAACTGGTGAAGTGCAGTTTGACAACTCATATTTAGATACAATAAAGAACTTTATAGAACAACAATATGATTTGACACTTAACAACATAACAATTCACACGTGTAGTCTAAACAAATCAATAGGATTCAACAGTGGTGCGATATGGTATGAGAACGTTTGCACCGAAGAAACTATAAAAGGTGTAGTCAATGTTGCAACAAGCAATGCAACAGTTAGTTTCAAGCAACAAAACTTACTAGTGAGATTGTTAACTCAAAGGGAATTAGGTGGAACGTTCGAACCAAACCAACCAACAATAACATTGTTTGGAGAATCTAGCTTCAAAGCTTATAGAGTCTTTTCATCAACTAACTATCAAGTATTAAGTCGTGTTGATCGAGGTACACAACCAATTTCAGCTAACTACGTAAAATACAACGGCTATACCGGAGACAGAACGGAATATGATTACATATATATAGAAGGTCTGGGCAATCATTGTGAATTCAAGTTTGATTTTGGCTATCTTAATATGACTGCATCATACATATATAAGAAGAACACTGGTGGCTACAACAATATAGAGCTGACAAAGAAGCTTTTGTTCAGCAATGCAAAGAAGCCAATAGACTATCTGTTGTCATTTACTAAGATACTTAACTTGAAGTTTGTCTATGACAAGACAAGCAAGACAGTCACTGTGATGCCTTACTACAAGTACTACAAGAACATCACAACACAAGTTGATGACATTGTTGATGAAGGTAAGACGATATCAATCAACAGAAACTACTCAAAGTACAATTGGTTGGGCCTTAACTTAGAATACAACAACAGTTATCCTGTGACATTGATAAACAGAACAATAGAGCCAGAGAAATTCAACAAATACAAGTTCTACACTGGCATAAACTGGTCAACGGAGAACAAGAACTTGTTTGACAAGATCGGTGTCACTAACATACTTGACTGGCAGCAGAAATCAATCTTCTATAACTTAGAAGGAATCTATCCTAGGCCTTATTGCACACCTACAATATCTTGGACTTTGTTCAACATTGACTCTACTGAAGAAGACAAACTTAGGACTTTCACAAAGATCACGTCTGGAAACATAGACAACTATAAAAGGACTGGAATAAATGACATAATGCCTAAGCTTGCACTGTTTGATGACAATTTGAAGTATGCTCCAGCAGAGTCATCGTTCATATTCCTCAACGGCTACATACGAAACTATGACTACACTACTTCATCTTTCCTAAATGACAAAGAATGGCTTACGGTGTCACCGATTGTTATGCTTAATTCTGACAACATTATGGAGAACTTGTTCAACAATGGCTCAAGATGCTATCTAAGCAACTACAACATCGCTCAAAATGAGGGAATATTCCCAACTTCGAACAACTATTGCTATCGTTCAGTGTCAAACAACACAGCAGCTCCTTGGTATATTCCTTTCTTCAGTAGAGACTTGTACAACGTCAAGACTAAAGGTGGCGGTGTTTGGACACCTTACCAACCAGATGAAACAATTGATGGATATTTTTTCCCAGACTATGGAACATTATCCACACAAATAGTTAAAAATGGTATGACAATTCTTAGAATAAACCTACCTGAACCTTTAGAAACAGTAGCTACAAACTTGATACGTATCTCTGGTGTATGGCAGCCTGACTATATAGACCCAACCGGCTGGAGAGGCAATGTTGTTAGATACTATCACAATAACACTGGCTTCACTAATGAGTTGACTGTGACAAGTCAGGAATTCTCTTGGACTAACTACGTGTTGAGAGTTCCTGCATCTACAAACGTCATACAAATAAACACTTGTACGAAACTACTAAACACAGTGACTATTGAGATGTTCGTAGAAGGAGAGGGTTGGATGCCATTGGACTATAAAGTAGCTTCTTGGAACATAAACTATCAAGAAGTGCTTGACAAATTGTACACGCTCGAAAACACTGACTTTGTCAGAGAAATCAAGCACGTCAACAAATACTCAGAGATAGAAGAACTTAAGATGTGGAGAGAAGCAAATGAATACAAGTTTGATTACTTCCCGCAAGACGCTGGCCCAAACACAAGAATCTACAACAAATACTGGTCTAACTACTTGAACAACATCTACTTTGAAAATGGAATGGAAGTCGAGTTGTGGCTTGACACTTCAAAATGGAGTGATCCTAACGACTTGCTAAGGCAGTTCTACATATACAAAGGACAGACTTGGGTCATAACAAAGGTGTTTGACTACAACATTGACTACAAAGTCTCAAAGAACTTCACAAAAGTAAGAATGAACAAGATCTACAGTAAGCAGATGTTCGTGAATTAGACAATTTCGTGATGTCTAGAGGACTTTCGGTGTTAAGATGATAAAATCTATTAGTTTCAACTGAAAGTCCTCCAGATGACACGTTATACAACAAAAAAACTTTTGATTTATAATTTATATTGTCATATGACAAAAAACTTTTGTGAAACAAAATATATTTTATTCAAATAAAACTCGCATTCGAAAATGGATGAAATCAAAAAGACTATAAGCATAGATGTAAGTCAGGCTGAACAGTCACTGAAAGACTACAAGAACTCTATTGATGAGCTTTCTAAGTCATTAGACGGTCTTGACAAGTCATCTGAAGCATATGCAAACATTTCTGGTGAAGTAGCTAAGGCGCAGAAGTCGCTTAATGACGCAATCGGAGCAGGATCCAAGAACGCTACATCAGGAGCATCTACTATGGGATCTCTAAACAAAGCATTGGCATCAAACATCCCGGCAATCGGGAATGTAAACACCGCATTGAAAACTTTGTCAGTGAACCCCGTGTTTGCTATCATTAGTGCTGCAGTCCTTGTGTTCGGTGCTTTGACAAAGGCAATCAAGGGCTCAGAAGAGCAGACACAAGCTATACAAAAGGTGTTTGCTGCATTCGAGCCAATATTGAATGCTGTGTCTAATGCAATATCAGCATTGGCCGGAGCTGTCATAGCATTCGCTGAGAGAGCTATATCTGCTATACAAGATGTGCTTGGGTGGCTTTCAACGATGCTAGACTTTGTTGGCTTAGACGAGTGGGCTGACAAACTTCAAGGCGGGCTAGACAAGATGGAAGAGTCAATAGAGCTAAGAAAAAGAGAGAACGAATTGATCAAGGAGAAGAGAGAGAACTTGATGAAAGAAGCAGACATCAACCTTGAGATCTCAGAGCTAAGAGAGAAGATATCTGACAAAGAGAACTTGTCTATAGAAGAACGCAGAAAAGCATTAGATGAGTGGGCTGAGAAGGAGAAAGAGCTAGCTGATATGAAATATCAAGAAGCTAAGAAAGAATATGACCTTGTTGTCGAGAGAAACAGTCTGACTGAGTCATCAACAGAAGACTTGCAGAAGCAAGCAGACTTGTATGTGAAGATGCAGAATGCTTTGAAGGGTCTCAATGACATTGAACGTACAATAAACAAGACAAGGACATCACTCAACAAAGAAGAAGAAGCTGCAAACAAAGAACGTGAGAGAGAAGCTAAGGCAGCTGCAGCTGAAAGAAAGCGCGAAGCTCAGCAAAGAGAAAGTGAGATTGAAAGACTAAAGCAGAAAGAGCTTGACAAGATAAAAGAGATAGATGACAAGATAGCTGAGTCACAGTTGACAGAGATCGAGAACCTTGAGAAAGTCTACAACGAGAGAGTAGCTCTATACCAAAAGCACGGAAAGGACATTACATCACTTACAGAGCAGTTTGAGAGAGACAAGATAAATATCATTGCTAAGGCTAACAAAGAGGAACAGGGTTTAAGAAAACAATGGCTAAGTGAACAATTCAAAGAACTTGAAGATGCAGCTAAGCAAGACCAGTTCGAACTAAGCTTAGTTGACTTAGACACAGAAGGCCTTAAGATTGAAGAGGCACTTGCATTAGAGCAAGAAGCTGCGCAAGCTAAATATGACATAGAGCAACAGCTTATAATGGACAAGATCGCGCTTCAAGAGCTGTATATTGAGAACTTCGTTGGATCTACTGAGGAAATGGCTATAGCTGAAGCTGAACTTGACAAATTAAGGCAGCAGTATGCTAACAACAAGAAGAAATATGACAAAGAGACAGCTGACACCGCTACAAAGTATGCGAATAAAGAGCTAGCTGAAAAACGAGCTGCACAGAACCAATTGCTTGCAAGCACGGCATCATTGTTCGGGACACTAAGCGGGATGATGGATGAGAACTCAGAAGAAGCTAAGGCCTTAGCTGTGATGGAGACTATTATCAACACATTACAAGCCATAATGGGAACTTGGGCTGGTTATTCTAAGATGGGTCCTTGGGGAGTTGCTGCAGCAGTGGTTCAGACAGCCGCTATAACAGCAACTGGTGCGGCTACAGTGTCACAGATATTGTCAACTAACAAGAACAGCAAGGGTGTTCCGACTGTCGCTACACCTTCAATACCAGAACAATCAATGACTGAAGTGACTCCGTTGCTAGATGAGCAAAGCGACATCAACAGACTTACTTCATTGACTGAACAAGGTGACTCATCTAACGAGACTCAGAACTTGAGAGTGTATGTTGTTGACCAGGACATCATTGACGCGACTAACAGAGTGAAAGTTGTAGAGTCAAATGCTACATTCTAAGTTGATGTTGATCATAACTGTTTGATACAAAATATGTTAACTCATTCAAACTGAGTAAAAAATCAAAACCATATATTAATATTAGATTTTGATTTTTTACTCAGTTTTGAAACTATAAATATGTAAAAATAAAGTGTAACAGTGTAACAGTGAGCATTGATAAGTTGCAACTTTTAAACAAAAAACTAAAAAAATATATTTGAAAATATAAATTAATCATATTTTTCTATGATACCAGTATTTGAAGCAATAATAGATTCATATGACACAGGCATATACAAGATATCACTTGTTGACTTGCCGGCTGTTGAGTCAGACTTTGTAGCATTCAATGACCAGGACAAAGCAGAAGTCAAGTTCTCTATAGACAATGAGGACGAGAGAATGGTAACCGGTGTCATTATGAGAGCTAACTTCTTGATTTATAGATACTCGCCTGAATTTGGTGAATACTACATCAAGTACTCACCTGAGACAATAAAGACTATGGCTGAGAAGATGATGATAGACAACACATTCAATAATGTCAATCTGATGCACGAGTACGGCACTGATGTTGAAGGCGTGAACTTAGTAGAGCTTTTCATAAAAGACACAAGCAAGGGAATTTCTCCGTCAAGCTTTGAAGACATTGAAGACGGGTCATTGTTTGCCACATACAAGATAAACAACGATGCAATATGGGAACAGATTAAACTTGGGACTTTCAAGGGCTTCTCGTTAGAGGGAATATTCAACCTTGAAAGTGTAGAACTTAAGAGACAATCAAACAAACAAGAAAAAAATACATTTTTGAACACAATGAATAGATTATTCAACAAATTCCTTAAATCTTTCGTAAAATGCGGGTCATTGACAACTGTTGATGACAAAGAGTTTTACTGGGTTGGAGAAGCCGATCTTCAGATTGGTGATGAACTTTTCTACAATGCTGATGGTGAGGAAGCTATCAAAGTAGAAGACGGTGAATACGAACTTAAAGATGGAACAGTAGTTGTTGTCACTGATGGCTTAGTTTCAGAGATTCGTGAAGTTGATGACGAGAAAGAAGACTCACTAGACAATGAAGTAGGGATGATAGAGGATGTTGTAGAGGACTTTGAAGAAGAAGTAATAGAAACTATCACAGAAGAACCTGAAACACCTTCAGAGACACCTGAAGACACTCTAGAGTCAAGAGTTGATGTTCTTGAAGCTATGATAGAAGACGCATTAGCAGAGATAGACGCTTTAAAGACAACTTTGAACGAACTTTTGTCTAAGCCTGCAGCTGAACCAATTGTAGAGGAGTTCAACAAGAAAGTTGGAACAACTGTTAGAGACAGTGTTCCACAATTTGGCTCAAGACGTAAGTTGTCTTACTAAAATTAACATCTTCGATGAAAAATTTAAACATATTTATATGTTTTTATATTTGTAATTGAACAACAAAAACAACACAGAAAAAAATTTAACTTAAATAATTATGGCACAAAGTTACAACGTACAAGCATTACCTAAATACGTCGACCAGATGAGACCTGATCTTATCGCAAAGGCTGTTATGGGTGCTAAATCTGCTGATCTTTTCACATTGATCACCGGTGTGAAGGGACCTACTGCATTGAATCTTATTTCAAGCGAAATAGAGTTCGGTGATGGTTCTGTTTGTGGATGGAACGAAGCTGGATCTACTTCATTGTCACAAGCTACATTGACTCCTAAAGCTTTGAAAGTCAATATGGCTATCTGCGACAAAGTGTTGCTTAACAAATGGGCTTCATACTTAGTGAAAGTTCAAGCTAACAAACTTGACAGAGATCTTCCTTTCGAAGAGTACTTCTTAGCTGATGTGATCGACAATGTCAAGGCTAAGATCGAAGAAATGAT